ATACAGGGAGCTGGGGAAACGGGGAAAGCGGTACAGCAAGACCCAAAACATGGATAAGCCCGTGATTACATACACCCCCGTGTCTGCCTCCTCCTGGCGCAAGGAGCCAAAGGCCAGCAAGGGCGCCGTGCTGTACAAGTTCGATGACGGATCCACCACCCGGAGCGGGTGGCATGAGATCAGCGGCTACCCATACCAGGAATATTTCGAGGTTTTCAACGAATAGGAGGCGCAGACAATGAAAATTTACATAGCGGGAAAGATTGCCGGGGATCGGCGGTATCGGGCCAAGTTTCGGGAGGCGGCCAAGGCCCTGGAGGCAGCGGGCCATGTAGTCCTGAACCCTGCCACCCTGCCGGACGGCCTGACCGACGGGGACTATATGCGGATCGCACTGGCCATGCTGGAGGCGTCGGACCTGGCCGTGTTCCTCCCGGACTACCGGGAGAGCCGGGGCGCCATGGTGGAATGGGCCTGGTGCCAGCGGACCGGGAAAGAGTGCGCTCTGTATCTGGAAATGACAGGAGGGAGAACAAAGTGAAAGACTTTGCGGAAGCATACAAAGCGGCCCACGCAAAAGCGCGGGAATACCTGGGGGTAAAAAGGGCCGGATGGGCAGCGCCGGGGAAACGGACGCGGGAAAATCACGCAATCCTAATTCCGCGCCGGGAGGCTGTGGACATGGCGAACAACCTGGCAACAGCAATCTACGCCAAGGAGGTATATATAACCTGGGCCATGAACCTGCGGGGCTTTATGGTGCAACTGGCCACGGGAGAACACGACGCCATGACATGCCGGGAATGTGGCGGCATTTTCCGCGCTGGGTGGATGAATGGGAAATGCCCATACTGTGAGGCGAAGCAGGCAGCCACCGGGTATGTGGACGGCATGAGAGAGGCGGCAGAAAAATGAGCAAGGCGCAGATCAGCATGTGGGAGGAAAAGATCGTGGATAGTTTCGCCGGCGGCGGCGGAGCATCCACAGGGATTGAGCTGGCCACAGGCCGAGTGGTGGACATAGCGATCAACCATGACCCGGACGCCATCATCATGCACAAGACCAACCACCCGCACACCGTCCACTATCAGGCCAGCGTGTGGGATGTGGACCCGCTCGAAGTCACAGGAGGCAGCCCGGTGGGGTTACTGTGGGCCTCCCCTGACTGTAAGCATTTCAGCAAGGCCAAGGGCGGGAAGCCTGTGGACAAGAACATCCGGGGGCTGGCCTGGATCGTCCTGCGGTGGGCTGGGACAGTCCGGCCCCGCGTGGTCATTCTGGAGAATGTCGAGGAGTTCCAGACCTGGGGGCCGGTCCGACGCGGGCGCCCGGTGAAGTCAAAGGCTGGGCAGACATTCAAGCGGTTTATTTCCCAGCTGGAGGGCCTGGGATATGCTGCGGAGTGGCGGGAACTGGTGGCGGCTGACTATGGGGCGCCGACAACCAGAAAGCGATTTTTCCTGATTGCCCGCTGTGACGGGCAACCCATTGTATGGCCGGAGCCTACCCACGCGCCAGCGGACAGCCCGGAGGTGCTGGAGGGGCGGAAAAAGCCATGGCGGAGCGCGGCGGAGATCATAGACTGGAGCCTCCCCTGTCCCTCCATTTTCGACACGCGGGAAGAAATCCGGGAGAAATACGGCCTTTCCGCCCAGCGGCCACTCCGGCCCAACACCATGCGCCGGGTGGCCAGGGGTGTGGACAAGTTCGTGGTCAAGTCTGCAAACCCGTTTTTGGTGGTCAACCATGCTGGAGAGTTTCGGGGACAGGAGATCGGGGACCCGCTCCAGACCATTACGGCAAAGCATGGGTATGGGGTGGTAAGCCAGACCATGGCGCCCTGGACAGTGACCAACACCACCAACTCCACGGGCCACCCAGTCAATGAGCCAATAGACACGGCGCGGACCGGCGGCGGAGGCGGGCAAATGTTTTTGGGAGCCTCCCTGATCCAGTACCACACGGAACAGTCCGAGCATGTGAGAGGCCAGGAGATCACCGGACCGATTATGACCATCGACGCCGCCAACCGCTACGGCTTAACGGCGGCCAGCCTGGTCAAATACTACGGGAGCGACCAGCACGGCCAGAATATCCAGGACCCGCTCCATACGGTAACGGCAAAGGACCGGGAGGGGCTGACAACTGCCCACCTGGTCAAAATGAAAGGCACAAACCTGGGAGGACCGGCCACGGAGCCGGTGCAGACTATCACCGCCGGAGGAGGCCACCATGGTGTGGTCACCACGCAGATTACCAGAGCGGAGCCGGGGGCGGATCTCCGACACTGGCCGGAGATCCGGGAGCTGCTGAATACATATTGCGGCTATGACCTGGGGCCGGAGGATGTGATCCTGTTCCAGATCGGCGGTGCCTGGTATTTCATGGCGGACATTTGCCTGCGTATGCTGACGCCGCGGGAACTGTACCGGGCCAACGGCTTCCCGGATGATTACAAGATCGAGCGGGACTATACCGGACAGACCTACGGAAAAAGCAAGCAGGTGGCCCGGTGCGGCAATGCGGTGCCGCCTCCCTTTGCCACGGCCCTGGTGCGGGCTAATCTGCCGGAGTGGTGTGCAGGGGTGGAGATCAACACCATGGAGGAACTGGAAAAGGAGGTGGCGGTGTAATGCTGGAAATCGTCCCCATGACATTGCGAGAGGCCAACGCCTTTGTGGAGCAAAACCACCGCCATCATGGGCCTGTGGTGGGGCATAAATTCTCCATAGGGATTTCAGATGGGGAGAAAATCGTGGGTGTGGCCATTGTGGGGCGCCCAGTGTCACGCCACCTGGATGATGGATGGACCCTGGAGGTAAACCGCCTTTGCACGGACGGGAGCCGCAATGCCTGTTCTGCGCTTTACGCAGCGGCATGGAGGGCGGCCAGGGCAATGGGGTATAAGCGCCTGGTGACCTACATCCTGGAGAGCGAGAACGGCGCAAGCCTACGGGCGGCGGGGTGGAAGTGCGTTGGGCAGGCCGGCGGCCTGCGCTGGACAGGACACCGACGCCCGGAGGTGGATCTATACCCAGCGCAAATGAAAATCCGCTTTGAACAGACGGCGGAATGAGGTGGAACCATGAATGGAAAGAAGAACATGCGCCGGATCAGCGTCCTGGTGACCGCACAGACGGCCTATAACCTGGATAAGCTGGCGGCCATGTGCTGCTACCGGGAGCGGGGCCATGTGATCGACAAGCTGGTGAGAGAAAAAATGCTGCAACTGAACGGAGGAAAGCGACATGAACAAGACGAAAATTGACTGGGCCACCATGAGCTGGAACCCTGTAACCGGGTGCCGCCATGGGTGCCCATACTGCTACGCAAGACGGACCGCCCACCGCTTTGACGCCGGGTGTGTGGATCCTGACCCGCTGGCTGACGGCCTCCATGTGCTGGAGGAGAAGATCAAGGCCACGACATACCCATACGGATTTGAACCCACCATGCACAGATACCGCCTGAACCAGCCGGAACGCCAAGCGGAGCCGCAGACGGTTTTTGTGTGCAGCATGGCGGATCTGTTCGGGCGCTGGGTGCCAACCTCCTGGATCGCGGAGGTCCTGGACGCCTGCCGCCGCGCTCCGCAGCACCGCTATTTGTTCCTGACGAAAAACCCGGCCAGATACCTGCAACTGGACTACATGGGCTTACTCCCGCATGAAAATAATTTCTGGTATGGGTCCACGGTGGCCAATGAGGACGCAGCGGCCATGTACACCATGCAGGGCGTGGCAATCAACAGCTTTTGGTCTATGGAGCCGCTGCTGGGGCCGGTGGACATGAGCGCGGCGGAGGGCCTGCCCCAGTGGGTGATCCTGGGGGCCGAAACCGGGAACCGGGCGGACAAGGTGACACCGCGGCGGGAGTGGGTGGACCAGATCACGCAGTTCTGCGCGGAGAACGAAATCCCGGTTTTCTACAAGGACAACCTGCGGGCGCATTTCCCGGATCTCCCGCCCTCCGCCTCCCCGTGGGATGACCGGGAGGCCGCAACAACGGAATGGGCCGCCCACTACATGGGGCGCTTTGAAAGGCAGGTGTGACCCGTGGAAAAAATCGAAATTGGCTACACCGTGGAGAAAGAGCGGTGGCTGGAGGCGTCGGAAAATTTGCACGAGTTTGGCCAGATCATGGCGCGGAACCTGCGGAACATGAACAGAGACGGGTGCGGACAGGAGGCCGCGGACGATCTCATGGCGGACATTATGCTGGCCTGTGCGGCCATCGGATATGTGGCGGAGCTTGCCGTGGATAAATGCCGGTTTATTCCTATGCCGGGAGGTGGCCAGAAGTGACCGAGCAGAAAAGGCCGCAACAATGTGAGGGCTGCGCGCTGGCAGAGCATGACGCATATATTTGTGCCCGCTGGCGCCTGTCCTATGCGGTGAATGAGCTGAAAAAGGCCATTCCTATGGTGCGGAGGACGGCGGTGGAAAATATGAAATGCCCATACCACTACCCCGCCAGCCTTTTGGGAACCGGGGTGGTGATAATGGACGAAATAGGGCCATGGCCGCCAAAAGGAAAGGGGCGTTGACTGTGCGGGCGGTGCTTTTGAGCATAAAACCGGAATGGTGGGAGAAGATCCTGGCTGGGGAGAAAGACCTGGAAATCAGAAAGACGGTCCCGCGGGGCGGAGCCGGAGAGCC